GCTATATATCCTTTTGGCTGATATCCTCTTAAATTAGCTAATGAACTTGCTGTTTCATATACATCTGTTGTATCTATAAACATATTTTTAGATACTTTATTAAGATAATAAGTATTTAATTCAGATAGATATGAAAATAATTCTAATAACATTGTAATATTAGCACCTTCATAGTTATAATCTTTGAAAGTATTAGAATTTTTCATTAAAGTTTGAAGTTTTTCTTTAAATGTATTAAAGTCGGCTTCAAGATAAGAAGGGTTTAAATAATTTGACATAATTTCCTCTTATAATGCATATAATGTAGTTTGAAATGTTTGTATTTCTGTAAATGATTTAATTAAATATTGAATTGTTATATTATATTGATTTTTATCATAATTAGGTTTAACTAAAAGATCTTTAATTTCTATTCTATCATCTCACATTTGAACAACAGAATATAATTCATTACCAATTGCATAAGCAGTTGTATCATCTAATTGTTCAAAAAGATAATTATATAAACTTGTGCCAAATTGAGGAATCATTCTTCTTGATCCTCTCATTGTACTAAATAAATTTATTAATGAATTTTTAACAGCATTTTCATCTGTCATATCATTAATATCACCATTTATTTTTTTATCTAATGTAATATCTATATCTTTTCATATTGTCATATTATATTACCATTTTAAAGGATTTGTATATTTATTTGTTGACTCTGCTAATTTTTGAACTTCTTCTTTCATTGTATCTGCTTTTTTAGAAACAGATTTTATATTTTCTTTTAATGTAGGGTTTTCAAAATCTTCTAAAAGACTATCAATATCAAATTCTCCTGAAGAAGATAAATTATTAACATCTAAAAATGAATTTACATTAGAAATAGTATTATCTAATTTATCTATTGGAATACATTCATTATCATCGGCTAAACATCCTAGTAATTCATCAATTTTAGATAATAAATTTTGTAAACCAGATTCTTCTAATAAGGTTTTCATTAATCCCATTACTTCTGTAACCGGATTTAAAAAATCTAAATCAGGAAGAGTTAATGCATTACTAGTAAGATTATTTATATCATTTAATCCATTATTTATTGCTGACATAATTCCATCTAAACAACTTCCTGTTAATTTTTTAGCTGCATCCATTGTATCATTTAATGAATTTTTTAATTCATTTTCTTTTTGATTTAATGAAGAATCTAAATCACTAACGCCAGTTTCATCTTTAATATTATCAAGAGATAAATCCATATCAGATTTTAAATCAGAAATTGGTCCTTTAATTTTGTTAAATTCTGAAATATATGAATCTAATTTTTTATTCATAGATTCACAACTAGATAATATATCACTCATTAAATAATCTCCTTTATGGATTTAAATGAATTGTACTTCCTTTTATTGTATGAACACCTGAAACTGTGTTATCACATTTACCACTTACATTAATAGTAGAATCACCTTCAATTGTTAATTTTCTATTTCCACCAATTTTTTCTTCTTGATTTGAATCTACTTGCATATATTCATTTTGTTTAATATATTTAGTTTTATTATTATCAATAGTTTCATTTTCATCTTTCATTATATATTTATTAGATGATTTTTCAATAATTTCAAATTTATTTCCTGTTTCTTTAATTGAAACATTTCCATCTTTATCTATTTCTATATATGTATTAGAAGGATGATATAAATGAACTCTTTGTTCATTAGGAGTATTATCTATTTCTATAGTAACACCACCATGTGTTGTAAAAACTATATTTTCTGGATATTTAGCTTTATATGCTGAATCTGGTTCATCTCACGTTCCTTTATTTAATCCATTAGTAACACCTTTAATTTGATTTTCTTTTTTAATATCAAGTAATGTTTCTTCTGTTACTTCTCTTGATAATCTATGAAAATCAGATTCATTTAATCTATGTTCTGTTGGATAGTTACCATTAGGATCATTAAATCCTTTAGAAGGATCTGGACTATTAGTAGGAACACCTGGAACAGTAGCAAAATATTTTGGCTTTAAAATATGACCAGCTTCAAAAAATACAAAAACATGACTTCCTTGTACAGGAACAGATCATAAACCAAACCCAGAAATACTTCCTTCTAATAATCCCATACAAGGTTCTGATCATGGAAGTTCTTCTGTAGGAATTCCATCAAAATTAGTTTTGGTTTTGTTTTCTGTATTAATACCAAATACTCTAATTTTACATCTTCCTCTTTTTTCAGGATCATTATTATCTTCTATAACACCTCTATAAATACCATTTAATATTTCTAATTGAGGCTGAAATTCAGAAGGATCATTTTTAATCATTTTATACCTTTATATTAAATTATTTTTTGTTGAAGAAACTAATTCAGATAATTCACTTTCTTCATAACCATTTTTAATACATACTAATTTTTGTTTATAATGAATAGAAGAATTAGGATTAAATGAATGAGTAATGCTTTTGATTAAGTATTTTCCATGCAAATTTTTATTAAAATTTTCTTGTGTATTAGTGCTTGGTCAAAATACAGATATCATTTCTCCACATTTTCTTTTTTCGTGACCTTTTACAGTGAATCCTAAACATTGTTGTAAATTATATTTTTTAATTCAAGAATTATGATAACAATTATCAATAATTTTTGGGTCATCTTCATTGATATTAGAAAAAATAGTGTTTGTATTAGATAAATCTATTAATAAGGATTTTTCTCCTAATATTGTGCAATGATTTAAAGTATCTTTATATGTATATTCATTTTTAATAAATTCTTTTTTATTATTATCAAAACCAAATCTTGTTCCACCAGATAATAATTTTAATGAAGAATTATCAATTCCCATCATACTTCAATTTAATATTTTATTATAATTATATAAATTTTTATCTCCAAAAGAATATAATCCATCATCTTGTGAAGATAATTTTAATAGTTTTTTATTACTTAATAATGATTCTAGAGTAGTTAAATTTGTTCCATAAGAATTATTATAAAAACAATAACCCGCTTCTTTAGATTTAACACCAGAACATCTTTTTAATAACCAATTAATAGATGTTTTTGGTGTTCAATAAGGCATATAAAAATAATCTAATTTTTCTTTAGAAGATTCAAATTTATCTCAAGTAGAAACACCTAATAAATTTTCACTAATATCTTTAATAATATCAGAATATTTAGTATTTGTTCAAGATTTAGAAAATTGAAGAAAATTTAATGTAAAAAACATTGTATCAGTAAAGAAGATTTCAATAATATTTTTATCTCCTGCTGATTGTCCTTTTCCTTGTTCTACTTTTGATATTGAATAAATTTTAAATTCTTTTTCTATATCATCTTCTTGGCCATATATTAATCCAATTGTTTCATTTCCTGATAATGGACCAAATTCCAATATTCCTCTATTATCAGTAAATACAATTTTGCCTAACATAGAATAAGATAATATATCTTCAATAAAATAAAACTGCATTATATCAGATGTATCTAATGTTATTAATCCTCTCTTCAATGACAATGTTACTGTAAAAGATTTAGTGTTGTCTTGTGTATTCATTAATAATTACCTATAGTTTTAACTTCTTTAAGTATTTGATATAAATAATCATTTTTTAATATTCTTAAAAGTTTTCCTGGTTCTAATTCTTCAAAGGGATTTACAATATTATTAGTAATAGCAATAATTCATCATAAATTAGGTAAAGAATATTTTTCAAAAGCAATATTTTCTAAAAATGTATTATTAGGAACTTCATATAAATCATAAAAAGAAGAATCGTTTAATTGAGATACATTTAAGATATAACTTCTAAATATATTAAGATAATGTTCATTTTCAGTAATATCTTTTAATATATTGAATAATTTTAATTGAGATGTATTAGATAAATTTATATTAGTATATTTTTTATAATCATTAATATTCATAAATATTTCCTTTTTAAGACGTTCTGATAATTCCACCTTGACTAAAACTTCTTCTGTATAATGGTTCAATATCAATAAAAGAAATTGTTACAGAACATTGTGTAGGATAATTATTAATATATGGGCCTTTTCAAACAGGTAAAATAGATTCTATAGCAGCATGATTTAATTTAATTAATTCACTTTGTTCAGAAGTAACTTTAAAAATATTAGGAAAATTTATGCCAGTTAAATTATCAGTCATTTCAGCACAAGATAATTCTTCTAATTTTCTTATAGGTTTAATAATATTATCATAAGGATTACCATTTAAATCAACTAATTGAAATTCAAAATCAAATTTTCTTCTTTCTGTATCTTTATAAGTTAATGATGTATCAACTTTAAATTCAGGAATTCTTACATTACTTGCTCCTGCTACAGCAGAATTAGCAGCTCCTACTAATGCATTATTTCCTCCACTTCCAGAAGAAATACTTTTAAATGCTGAAGTTGCTCCACCTGCCATAGCAGAAAGATCAGTTAAACCTTTTCTAACTTCTGTAACCTTATTTGCTAATCTACTAGCTACTGATTCATAAGGTTCTCAATTATGATTAATAGGTTCATTGATTTCTTCTGGTGAAGCAAATAATCAAGTTGTATTTCCACTTCCAGTTTTTATAGCATTTGATCCTCTACCATAAGCAGATTGTTTTT